CAAAGCTGCTGCCATCAAACAGGCCGCTGCCATTGCCTACGACAAGGCCGGCAAGACTCGCAAGATGGCTAATGGCGGTGACGTCATCAAAAAGCCCAAGGGAGTACCTGGTCCTTCGAGGGTTGTGAAAAAGAAGGACGGGAACCGTCCAGTGAAGATATACTGACAACTACCAACGCCTTCAGTCGGGGCGTTAAACCGACTGCTTTTCATGGAAATCGACCATGCTTGAATTTGCAGAAGCAGTTCTGAAAGAAATCAGAAAGCATCGCCACCAGGCCCAGGAAATTGTTCTGGGCGGCGGTATTTCCGACATGGAGCGTTACCGCTTCATGATGGGCCGCCTCGAAGGTTTGAACCTGGTCGAAGAGTCCGTGAAAGCGCTTTTGAAGAAGGCCACGGGCGACGAAGACGAGGACCTGTAACCTGAAAGGAGAACCATGGAAGCCGCGACGACCGAAGTACCGCAGATCAACATGACTGCGCTGGAACGCAAGTGGGCCGAGGAAGCTGCCAACAAGCAGCCGGCCTTGGACGATGCGTATACCGAGCACGGGTTCGATCCCGAGAAGCTCGATCAGTCTGTGATCGACACGATCCCCAAGCCCACTGGCTGGCGGATCGCCATCCTGCCCTACCGTGGCGCAGAAAAGACCAAGGGCGGCATCGTCCTGGCCGAGGAGACCCAAAGAAAGACGCAGTTGGCCACCGTGTGCGGCTACGTCTTGAAGATGGGTGACCTGGCCTACGGTGACGATTCCAAGTTTCCCACCGGTCCGTGGTGCAAGGAAGGTGACTGGATCATCTTCGGCCGCTACGCCGGTGCCCGCATCCCCATCGACGGTGGCGAGATTCGCCTCATCAACGATGACGAGGTGCTGGGCGTGGTCAACGATCCCGAAGACATTCTGCACATGTAAAGGAGCATGGAATGAGTACAGAGAACCAAGAACTGGAGTACCGAATTGGAGAAGACGAGCAACCTGCTTCCGTCGCCATCAGCGAAGACGGAAAGGCAGAGCTCCTGGACAAGCCTCAGTCGCCGCAGGCCGTCGTTGACGGCTCAGGCACAGCGGGTGCTGGAGACAACCGCAGCGAGGTGGACGATTACAGTGACAACGTCAAGAAGCGCATCGACAAGCTGACGGCTCGCTTACGCGAGACCCAGCGCCGTGAGCAGGCAGCCCTGGAGTACGCCCGCAATGTGCAGGCACGAGCCCAGCAGTTGGAGCATCAGTACCTGAACACCGATCAGCAGCGCACGACCGAGGCAGCCGGCCGGATTGAAACCCAGGCTGTCGCCCTGAAACAGATCATCCGCAAGGCCCGTGAAGAGGGCGACGTGGATACTGAGACCGAGGCCATGCAGCGCCTGGCCATGCTGACCAACGAACAGGCCAGCGTGCAGGCTCAGACGGCCCAGCGCCAGGCCTACATGCAGCAACTCGCTGCCCAGCAGGCTGCGCAAGCCGCCCCGCCCCAGCAGTACCAGCAACCGGTTCAGCAGGCCCGACAGGTCGATCCTCGGGTCGAAGACTGGGCCGAGCGCAACCCCTGGTACGGCCGAGATACCGTCATGACCCATGCTGCGTGGGGTATCCACAAGCAGTTGATCCAGGGGGAGGGGTTTGACGCCAGCTCAGACGAGTACTATCATGAGTTAGATCGTAGAATCCGTGAGGCTTTTCCAAAGAAGTTCCAAACGGATTCGGATCAGCAACCCAACAGGGTACAGCGTAACGTGCAAGCTGTAGCACCTGCATCCCGTTCATCGGGTATTTCGAATGCACGCCGCACTGTCAAACTGACGCCAAGTCAAGTTGCAATTGCCAAAAAGCTGGGCGTTCCGCTTGAGGAATATGCCAAGTACGTGAAGGAGTGAGAACATGAGCGACGCCAACACCACCATCAACCGCACCACTCGCGAGGCCGAATCTCGTGCGAAGAGTGCGCGGCGTAAGCCCTGGGCTCCCCCGTCTCGACTTGACGCACCGCCAGCTCCACCTGGGTACAAGCACCGTTGGATTCGGGCAGAGGCAGGAGGGATGGAAGATCGCACCAATGTGGCCGGCAAAATCCGCGAGGGTTACGAGCTGGTTCGGGGCGACGAATATCCTGACTACCATGTGCCAACGGTTGAAGACGGCCGACATGCTGGCGTGATCAGCGTGGGAGGTCTCTTGCTTGCACGAATCCCTGAGGAGACGGCTGCAGAGCGTAATGCGTATTACCGTGATCGAGCGAGCGACCAATTGCAAGCCGCTGACAACGAACTGATGAAGTCCAATGCTCATTCGAGCATGGTTATCGAGCGACCCACTCGCAAGTCGAGAGTGTCGTTTGGTGGCGGTTCGAAAAGCGACTAATCAAACACTTTTTGTGAAGGAACCATCAAATGGCAAACGTCGATAAGCCCTTTGGTCTGCGTCCTCTCGGCAATTTGTCCGCTACTGGTGCTCAGAAACAGTACGGCTACGAAATTGCTGATAACCAGTCCGGGGCCATTTACCAAGGCGACCTAGTCACCGTCTATGACGGTTACCTGGTCAAGTTCGCACCTGCGACCCACACCGCTGCTGTTGGTGTGTTCAACGGCTGCAACTACATTGACCCGTCTTCGGGCAAACCCACCTGGAAGAACTACTATCCGGGCTCGGTCAACATCACCGCTGGCAAGATCATTGCCGACGTGATTGACGATCCCAGCCAGTTGTTCATCGTCCAGGTCGATGAGTCTGTTGCGCAGACTCAGATCGGCATGAACGCCGACGTCGTAGGTACTGGCGGTAGCACCACCACTGGTGTGTCCTCCATGGAACTCGACTCGTCCACTATCGCAAAAGCTGCAGCTTTGAACCTGAAGATCGTTGGCCTGTGGGATGTCCCTGGCAACGAGTTCGGTACCAACGCCGTGGTGGTAGTGAAGATCAACGAGCACCTGTACGGTAGTGCCGGTGTTGCAGGCCAAGGAGCTTAATCATGGCAATTTCCCGCGCACAACTGGTAAAGGAGCTTGAGCCTGGCCTGAACGCCTTGTTCGGCCTGGAGTACAAGAACTACGAGAACGAGCACGAGCAGATTTACACCATGGAAACTTCGGACCGCGCGTTCGAAGAGGAAGTGATGGAGTCTGGTTTCGGTGAAGCTCCCGTGAAGAACGAAGGCGCTGGCGTCGCATACGACCAGGCGCAAGAGGTCTACACGGCTCGCTACACCCACGAGACCATCGCTTTGGCGTTCTCGCTGACCGAAGAAGCCGTGGAGGACAACCTCTACGACCGTCTGTCGGCCCGCTACACCAAGGCCCTGGCTCGCTCGATGGCTCAGACCAAGCAGATCAAGGCGGCCGCCGTTCTGAACGGCGCTTTCACCACCTCCATCGGTGGTGACGGCAAGCCTCTGTGTGCAACCGACCACCCCACCCTGGGCGGTCCGGACCTGCGCAACGAGCTGTCCACCCCTGCTGACCTGTCCGAGACCTCCCTGGAACAGGCCCTGATCGACATCGCAGCGTTCACTGACGAACGCGGCCTGAAGATCGCTGTCCAAGGCCTCAAGCTCATCATTCCGAAGGAGCTGATGTTCACTGCCGACCGTATCCTGAAGTCCACGCTTCGTGCTAGTACGGCCGACAACGACATCAACGCCATCCGGAACATGGGCATGGTGCCGCAGGGCTACACCGTGAACCACTTCCTGACCGATCCCGACGCGTTCTTCATCAGGACCGACGCGCCCAACGGCATGAAGGGCTTCACCCGCGTGGCGATCAAGACCGGCTTCGAAGGCGACTTCGATACCGGCAACGTCCGCTACAAGGCTCGTGAGCGCTACAGCTTCGGCTTCAGCGATCCTCGCGGCATCTTTGGCTCGCCTGGCGGCTAAAGAGAGAGGGTTGGGGGTTTCCCGGCCGGAAAAAGGGGTCTTCGGACCCCTTTTTCTTTTTGTGGAGTTGGGTTATATTCAAGACAAGTTCCGGGGTTACCGGCGCATCTGACAGTCCCGGCTGACGACATGCAGACAGATGCGCTCCAACACACTCGCATGTGAGGATCAAAATGGGTGCTTCTACCTTTTCTGGCCCGCTCAAGGCCGGCCCTATCTCCCAAACCACCGGCACCACTGTCGGTACCAACGTCGCCAACGTCGGCTTCGCGGTGATGGCTCAATCGGCTGTCATCGACATCATCGGCGCATCCGCCGCTGATCAGGTTGTGGCCACCATCCCGGCTGGCTCGCAGATCATCGACGTTATCCTGAACGTCACCACCGCAAACGATGACACCGGCACCGCCACCGTCGTTGTGGGCACCTCTGCTGATGCAGACGCCTTCATCCCCAGCACCAGCGTCAAAACCGCTGCCACCACCCGTGGCACGTTGGACACTGAGGCTACCGACGTGGGCACGTCCGACATTCAGGTGTTGGCCGACTTCACTGCTCAGAACGGTAACGGCGCAGCCGGCGCAGCCACTGTCACGGTGATGTACCTGCAAGCCCGCGACCTCGTTTAATCGGAGGCCGCCATGAGCTTCAGCAACATTCAGTCGGTACGGAAGACCGCTGCTGCGGCAGCGGTCTCTGGCCGCACTCGTTTGCTGGGGGTGTACTTCACGCACACGGCCACCTCTGCCACGATCACTCTCAAGGATGGGATCACCAGTGGTGGCACGGCCAAGTTGACGTT